TTTTCCCCTAAATCTGCCATAATTGGCATTGTTTATATTATCGCATGGTAGTATAGTAAGGTCAAACAGCTAACGGGCTTAGCGACTTGCACGCTAGTCTAGCTTGTGTTTTGCGGCATGCCCTACGCACGTTGTTTGTCCTATCATCAATTCGCGGTGTGACATTTATGCAACACTGTTGCTGGATTGTCACATGCTGCGTTGCCGTTATGTTCATGGTGCAAGGCAAAAGAAAACCCCCGGCCATTGCTGGCGCGGGGGTTGGTAGCTAGGAGTTATGCTGCCTTGGGCTTGGCAATCTCGGAGATCAACTCCGATCCACCTTGCTGGAGCTTGACATACTTGTCGTCGGCTTTGATTTCCTTGGCCAGATCAGCAAGCATGTTCCGTGTCTCGACAATGGCGACGATAAATTCGTCATTGTCTTTCGTGTTGCCAAGCTTGAGAAGCTTGCCGTATTCAGCCTTGTCTTTCGCGGTTGCGATTTCTTCCAACCATCGATGAAACTCCGCGAATACCGACACGCCTGTATCAATCGTCTTGATTGTCAAGCCTTCCGGCTTGTCAGACGTTGCGCCAGTGCCAGCCTTGGATTTCTTCACGACACCGCTTTCGATAAGGGATTGGAACGTGCCACCCTTTTCGAGACCCTTGTTCGGGTCCAGTTTCATGAATGCGCCAATGCTCATGGCTTCCCACTTGGCAATGGGTTTGCCTTCCGCCGGAACCAACCACACTTGGATAGGCTTGGTTGTGTTCTCAACTTCCGGGATGTCGCACTTACCGGCCGCTGCATCTTCCGGGGATTTGCCCGGAACCCAGATGCAGTCAGCAGCGATGCCCGGATAGTTCTCAACAGCCTTGAATTGGAAATACAAAGCCATTGCTTTCTTATAAGACTGCCGGATGGTATTCCGCCGACCCTTCAAGAAATTCAGATGGGTTTCCCGTTGAACGGGGTCCATTGCCTTGATGTCTTCCGGGATATCATCCTTGACGGCCTTCGAGTCGCCAGCCCGTTCCGTCCATTCGATCCGAGCAAGAATGTTCTGCCCGGTAGCGGTGCCGTCGGCGAATTGGGTGTAGAAAGTAGTCTCCACCATTCGCGTCTTGTTCTTGGCATCAGTCTTGGGAACCTTGAAGTAATCCGGGTTATTGCCCGTTTCGCTGTCAGGCACCGCAAAACCGTCCAATTCCTCGCGAGTGTAGTCTTGCTGCAAAGCAAATAACACTCGGAACGGCCCGCCTGCCCAATCTTCCTTGGCTTTCATGACCGTTTCCATAGCCTCGGTCATTTCGCGGCCGCCCTTGGCGCCTAAAGACTTGGCACGATTGGCCAATTCTTCGCCGTCAAGGTTCGGAAGGTCGGTTTCTGCATTCGGATTGGCATCGCCGAACAACGCGCGCCATTCGTCGTCTTCCAAATCATCTTCCGTAGACATGGCAACGTCGAAGATTTGAGCGTCAGTCATGCCTTTGGTTTCCTTGGGGAAACGTTTCCTGTACTGTTCCATTTCGTATTCACGGAACAATTCAGGCGTGTACGTTTCTGCCTGCGGTTGCGCATCCATTGGTGACACTTCCGGCAAGCCGGTTTCCGTGTCAGCTGCATGTGCAACGCGCGACGATGATAGGAAATTCGATTTACGTCCGATCATTTTAGTTTCTCCTATGTTGCTCGCTTGCCGTGTCTGCCCTCGGTTAAGCCAGCCTTTCGGCTGGCGTGGTTAGAGTTAACGATAGTTCGGACTATCGTGCGGATAATCCGAATAAACTTTGCCATGCCATTGCTCTATGCAAAGGCGGGGATCAAAGCTTTCGTCACAGTCACAGATGATTACATCATCGGTGCCTATGTATACTTCACCAATCATTGCAGGCATTGGATAGTTAGGCGGTCTATTTCCTTTGAGGTATTCACCGGGAATAAACGATCCTCCGGTTATGCACATTTTATGCATACCGTAGACCTTGCTAGGTCTCCAAAAGATATATGGAGTTTCAAAGCGCGGTATTGTCATGGCTGCCACCAATCTTTAGGCTTGGTGACATTTGCAATCGCAACAGAAACGAGAGCTATTATTTCGTCTCCGTCTACATTGCCCATGATATCAAGCATGCGGTGATATTCATGCTTGATCCTCTCGTATTGAGGCTCAAGCATGATTTCACTCATTGCTTGCTCTATTTCAGAGATAGTTTGCATGTCTGCCTCGTTTCTGAGGGCAGGCAGAGCAAGCGAGCAGACTAGTCCCTCAAGACACATGCGGAATGCATATGCCCGGTTTCGTCCTATTCAATTGTCAAATAGCCCGGTTAGATCGAAGTGGGTTTCGCGTCTGACGCTTCAGCGCCGTATGAACCGAAACCAAACAATCACTAACCAACCATCATTATAGGTACTCAATCTAGTAAGCACAAACGCCTAGCCTCGTTAGAGGCATGTTTGTTTGCATAGCTGGTATGAAATTCTGTGAATAGCTAGGTATTCGCACTGATGCATAGCTCTAATGCTTAGCTATGCATATATGCATAAGCAGCTAACGAATACGATAGCATCCTAAGCAGCATTAGTTGTGCTGATAATGCATAGCTTAGTAATGCTATCTAATACGTTAGCTAATGTAATTACCTTAGCTTCTAAGTGTCCTAACGGTACCTAGGTATGCTTACGCTTATCCGAAAGGGACTTCGGATTCCCCAAAATCCTAGGACCCCTACCCGGCTACCACCCTCCAAGGGGGTCGGGGGTATTGTTGCGGCCGTTGAATTAATTGAAAAAAATATCGCACCAGAATTTAAAAGATTCTGATATAACCATAAATACCCCAGCTAAGTAGAATCACTAATACTCCGATATCTTCAATCCCTAATAACATAAATACCTACCAGTGATATAATCAACACCAAAGCACTTAAAGCTCTAATCCAGTCTATTTCTAGATTCAATCGTAATTATCCTTCCTTCGTATTTCTTAACCATGAATGTTAGTTCTCCTCTGTCAAACCATTCAGTTCTTGTTTCGTTGTTTAGGTGAAGACGATGCTCGAGCCTCTCAGAAGGCTCAGGAGATCGATTTGTCTTGGGGGGTAGGATTTGTACCTCCTGCTTAAAATAACGCACCAGCGGGCTTCTAATTGAATCCTAGAGGCATTCTAGAATGAATCCAGAATCTCATCTTGCAATTCTGCATGAAATACACCGATTTAGGTACCAAGGATTGCGATATTCGCATCTAAAACACTCCCAGTAACTCTGAAAACTATTCATCTAACCATTCTCCTTCTGGTATCTTACCAGTAATATTAACTAACGCTATAAGCTCTGCGAATGTCAACTTATCTTCTTTCCAAGTATAAACCCTAGCAGGTCCTTCTTCGGAATATACGATGATTTTATTAATTCTAGGGCTATTCATAAGCTCTCCTTAAGATTTTTCTTTACAGCTATATTAAGCTTATGCTATACTAATGTCAAGAGTAATATTTTCGGAAAGACAATGGCTTTACTAAGAAACAGAAAAGTAACTATTCTAGGCGTAACTGGAGGAGAAGACCCTAGTCAACTCTTCACTGTAGCTTATCCAGATGGTAATCTTGAGCATGTACCTCTTTTCGAGTTAACTCTGGAAGACAGTGAGCACAAGGAGTTTACTAGACTGAACGGTGAACGTCTAAGTAGCTTAATCAATAAGATATCTTCTAAGGAATACCAAGCAATCCTTGATTCGCAAGACCCTGAGAAGATCAAAGCAAAGGAAACTCAATGACCCAAGTATGGCATTTCGTTAAACTCGCTGCTTCTGTTCTAACTGGCGTAGCAGCTTTAGTTTGTCTTTTCGTAGCGATGCAGTATGTCGTTCCTCTAAGCATAACTAGCCTTGCATTCTCACAGATGCCTGAATGAACATCAACCATACCATTCGTTTAGATGATACAATCATCTTCCTTCTAAAACAAATTATACTTAAGGAAAACCAAATCATGTCCTCGATTGACGATCTCAACGCAGCTATTTCTGATCTTACTACTTCGATCACCAATGAGGTTAGCGCTCTAGAGTCTGCTCGTGCTTCTAACAACGACGCTGCTGTGGAACAAGCTGTTTCCAATCTGAAAGCTCTGAATACTCAGCTTCAGAATAGCGTTACGCCTCCGGCTCCTGCAACTGATACGCCTCCGGCCCAGTAATGTCTTTTTCGGCTGTCCAATCTAAGATAGCTAAGAAAGAAGGTGTTTCCAAGAAGCGAGCCGGTGCAATACTGGCTTCCGCTTCTAGGAAAGCTTCTCCTGCCGCTAAAAAGAAAAACCCTAACCTAAAGAAGGTTAAGGGTTATTAATCCGTGCATATCGATTATACGATATCAATTGGTAATATCTTCACCATCATAGCTGTTATAAGCTCGGTAATTACCGTGATTTATAACATGAAGGGAGACATATCAATTGTCAAGCATGACATCCATTATCTCCAAGAAAGTCACAGGGCTTTGACCGAAGCCTTTGCGCAATTAGGGAAAGTCCTAACCCAAGTAGCAGTCCAAGACCAGCGGATCAATATGCTTGAGAAGCGAGTAGATGAGATGGCACATGGCAAAGGCCTTGTCGTATAGTTGAAAAAGAAAGTCCAAGAAGTAAATCAGCAAAGAGAAGACCGACGTATCCTTGCTGAATCCTCATTAGAAGAATTTATTAAGCTAGTCCATCCTAACAGAGTCTTAGGAAACATCCATCGAGAATTAATACGATGGTGGGAATCTAGCAAGGCAAAGACTCATCAGCTTGTCTTGTTACCACGAGACCACATGAAATCCGCAATGGTTGCATACCGTGTGGCTCATGCGCTTACCGTAGACCCGACACTTCGTGTTCTTTACATTTCGTCTACAAGTAATCTTGCTACCAAGCAGTTGAAATTCATTAAAGACATCTTGACCTGTGATACCTACCGTCTCTATTGGCCGGATATGGTTCATCCAGAAGAAGCCAAGAGGGAGAAATGGACTGAGCGGGAAATTTCCCTTGATCACCCGAAAAGACGGCAAGAAGCTATCCGCGACCCAAGTATTTTTACTGCGGGTCTTACTAGCAACATTGTTGGCCTTCATTGTGATATCGCGGTTCTAGATGACGTTGTTGTTCAAGCTAATGCGTACCTAGAAGACGGCAGAGAGAAAGTCCGGGAGCAATACGGATATTTATCTTCCATCGAAACAGTTAATGCAAGAGAATGGGTCGTAGGTACGAGATACCATCCTAAGGATTTATACTCGACACTCTTGGAGATGGAAGTTGAAGCGTTTGATGAGTTTGGAAATGTCGCTAAGACAGACCAACTCTTTGAAGTCAAAGAATACCCAGTTGAAACAGCAGGCGATGGAACTGGCCAATTTCTATGGCCTCGTCAACAACGCTCTGATGGAAAGTGGTTTGGCTTCGACGAAAAGATACTTGCCCAAAAACGTGCGCAGTACCTTAACAAAATACATTTTAGGGCTCAGTATTACAACGACCCTCATGACGTTGATTCTTCTCCTATTCGCCGTAGCTTATTCCAATACTACGATAACAACTGGTTATCACGGCGTGACGGGCATTGGTCCTTCAAAGGCAATAGGCTTAACGTTGTCGCTGCTGTAGACTTCGCGTACTCGCTTTCTAAGAAAGCCGATTCGTCTTGTATAGTTGTCGTAGGTGTAGATGCCAATCGGAATTATTACGTCCTAGACATAGATAGGTTTAAGACAGCACAACCATCTGTGTACTTCGACCACATCCTCAAGATGCATGAGAAATGGGGCTTCCGAAGAATACGTGCTGAAGTAAGTGTCGCTCAGGTTGTTCTAGTTAATGACCTCAAGGATAACTACATCAGACAACTAGGACTTGGATTGACTGTTGATGAGTTCAGACCTAACAGAACTCAAGGTTCTAAAGAAGAACGTATTCTAAACATCCTAGAGCCCAAGTATGCCAACGGTCAGATATTCCATTACAGCGGCGGACACATCCAGACCTTAGAAGAAGAATTAATCTTCTCTAATCCAGCCCACGATGACGTCAAGGACGCTCTTGCTTCTGCCATTGATTTCGCAGACGGCTACGCTCCTGTAAATAGTTTTACAAGAAACAGAGAAAATAAACCAGTGTTACAATTTCATAGTAAGTGGGGCGGTGTTGCCTAATGGACCATAGGGTCACAGAAGTACGAGACGTAGTTTCTCCAGATCGTATTGCTACTCAGATTAGCAACGACTGGATTACTTGGAATATGCTCCGTCAGAACAAGCTAGACGATTGGGAAGAAATCCGCAGATACGTCTATGCTACTAATACATCGCAAACCTCTAACGCTTCTAATCCTTGGAAGAATAGAACAACTATTCCAAAGCTGTGTCAGATAAGAGATAACCTCTTAGCTAACTACACTGCTACGATGTTCCCCAACAGTGTTCCTGTTGAATGGGAAGCCAACGAGAAAGACAGCGACTCTAAGAATAAGCGGGACGCAATAACCAACTATATGCAGTGGGTTATGTCTCAACCATCCTTCAAGGGTGAAATGAATAAGGTAGTCTCAGATTATATCGACTACGGTAATTGCTTCGTTTCCGTTGAATGGGTTGACCAACGCGTAGAACAACCAACTGAAGCCATGCAAGCTGGCTACGTAGGTCCTGCTTTGAAACGTATTTCTCCACTAGACGTCGTGATGAACCCTACGGCTTCTAACTTCGAGTCTACTCCTAAGATTGTTAGATCAGTCATAGGCTTAGGTGAACTCAAAGAAATGCTTAATCGTATGTCTACGATTGAGAA